CAAAAACCAAAAAGCCTAGTAAACCAAAAAATTCAACAACAGGAAATGTTACTTTTAAAATAGATGACAGTGGGGCTACTTTAAGTAAAAGCAAAACGACAACTTCAAGCACGCCTTCTAGTTCTAGCTCAAAAAGCTCAACACCAATTGTAGATAAGGGGGAGGATGTTTTTTATAACAATCTTACATCTTCTGCAAAAGATATGAGTGCTATGGCTGCAGCTGGAATTGATGTAAACGATAGAAAAGCTGTTTTAAATTATGGAAATACTAAGGCAAAAAACATGAAATCTAGTTCTAGATCGTCTACAAGTAGCTCTTCAAGTTCTGAAAATAATCCAGTTACAATTAAATCTATTAATAGTGCTAGTAATTACGCAATGCAATCGATGTTAGGCGATAGAAATAGAGATGTTTACGCAGGGGAAATGCAGTCTAAAAAAGACTCTGCTTCAGCTTATCAAAAAACATTTAAAAATTTAGTACAAAATAATTCAAGTGCAGGTTTAGGACAAAAGGTTTTAAAAGATTTTCATGATATTGCTGGAAGATATGGTAACAAAGCTGCTAATGCAACAAGGAGAAAAAATAATATACCTGAAGTAAAATCTAAAACGGATTTAAAAGGTAGAACTTATGGCAATATTGGTGGTGGTCGAACAGGCGATACTACACCTTCATATAAAAATCCAGACGCTCCTGGTGGTAGAAGTAGAATCGCAAACTCTCCTACTACATACTCTAGATCAACTCCTATATATGCTAATTTTAAACAGCTTTATGGGACAACGAATGATGGACCAAATAAAGGTATTCACAGCTCTAAAAGCAAAGGTATAAATAAAATTTTAAAACAATATAAATAATCAATAACAATCAACAATCATTAACAACAAACAAAAATCAAAATTATGGCAAAATTTATCTCAATTTATTCATCGGGAGCTGGACTTGACGGTGGAGACATTTTAATCGGAGTAGATAGTATTGTAGGAGTAGACGCTGCTTCAGCAACAACTACAGTAATCAAGTTTAACGGTGGTGTTCTTGACGAAGCTACTATTACTCATGCTTCAGTAGGAACAACTCCTTCAGTAAGAGATGCAATTAACTATGCATTAACAGCTAATCCAGGTGGTGTAAAAGCTAAAGTTGCTTTACCATCAGGTATTACAGTTAGTAACATAGTATTCTCTTAATAATTAATTATGATATGCCACAGGGTTTAGGCCTTGTGGCTTTCATTGTTTAGATATGGCTTTTAAACTTAAACCACCTTTTAGTAAATTTCCTACACCAATAGTAAATGTAGAGTTTGAAGAAGGTGATGTTATAGGTAGAGCTGATAAGCGTGGAAATATTTTAATTAATAAAAACGTAACCGATCCAGATTTAATAACTGAAACCATTAATCACGAAAATGTTCACATACATCAAATGGCTCGTGGAGATTTAGATTATGATGAAAAAGCAATGTACTGGAAGGGTAAAAAATATTTAAGATCATCTTTTGATGAAGGTGATAAAACTTTACCGTGGGAGGTAGAAGCTTATAAAGCAGAATAATTATGTCACAACCAAAAAAGAAATTTAAAGATACTAAAGTAGGAAAATTTCTACTAGGTAAATCAGGTATTATAAATGTGATAGGAGATATACTGCCTGATCAAGGTGCGTTAAGTATGGTTAAAAACCTTATAGACAAGGATCCAGACCTACCACCACAAGACAAAGAAACAGCTCTTAAATTATTAGAGCAAGACACTATAGAATTACAAGAGGTATCAAAACGCTGGGACAGCGATATGAAATCAGATTCATGGCTTTCAAAAAATACACGACCAATAACATTAATATTTTTAACAATATCTCTTGTTATTTTTATTTTGTTAGATGGTTTTAATATACCCTTTGCTATAGATACAGGATGGGTTGACTTATTAAAATCACTTCTTATAACCGTTTATGTTGCCTATTTCGGTTCACGAGGTGCAGAGAAATTTAAATCAATAGGCAAGTAATCAAATTTAATTAAAATGAATATCAAAAAAGACCAACTAGAAAAAATTCAAAACTTTCAAAAAGACTTAAACAAGTTATTAAATGAAGTAGGATTTTTAGAAGCCCAAAAAACCGCGGTATTATCTAAGTTCCATGAAGTTAACAAACAAACTGAAGACTTTAAAAAAGAACTAGAAGAAGAATACGGATCGATTAACATTAATCTTGAAGACGGTTCTTACACTCCTATCGAAAAAGAAGAAGAAGTTAAGGAGTAATGTCATCTGTTATTAGAAAAATTAGTATCGGATCTGATTATAAAACTGATGCGATGCATTATTCTTTGTCTCAATCTGTATATGGAGGTCACACTATTTCCAATATAATCTTTGATACAAAAGATAATTCTTATAACATTTACATTAAAAAAAACAACGAGGTATTGCCATGGAAGAAATTTAATTCTAACATGGCTATATCTGTTGAGTATGATTTAGAATATTAATGAAAAGCATTTATGATTTTATCGTTAAACCATTAGGTCAGCGATATAATAATGAAGTTAAGATAGGTGACAAAAGCCTTATAATTAACACTAAGCTTGAAAGTTTTAAATCTGTAAATAATATAGCAAAAGTTATTGAAGTTCCTTTAGCATACAAAACATCAATTAAAAAAGGTGATAAAATAATGATACATCATAATGTTTTTAGAAGATTTTATGATATTAGAGGTAACGAAAAAAATAGCAAGTCGTTTTTCAAAGATAATTTATATTTTGTTCAACCAGATCAAATATATCTTTACAAAAATAAAAACAAATGGATATCATTTGGTGATAGATGTTTTGTAAATCCTCTTAGAAATAATGATGATATAAACGCTAATATAGAAGAAAGCCTTATTGGTATATTAAAATATAGTAATAATTCATTAGAAGCGCTAGGAATAAACGAGGGAGACGTTGTAGGTTACAAACCGTTTGGTGAGTTTGATTTTTTAGTTGACGGCAAGCGTTTATACTGTATGAAATCAAATGATATTGTAATTAAATATGAACGTCAAGGAAACGAAAAAGAATATAATCCAAGCTGGGCACAAAGCAGTTGAAGAACTTATAAAAGTAGCTAAAGAAGCTATTGTTGATTCTGATGATGATATATCAGCTGATAGATTAAAAAATGCTGCTGCTACTAAAAAACTAGCTATATTTGATGCTTTTGAAATACTTAACCGTATTAAAGAAGAAGAAGATATGTTAAACAATAAACCTAAAGAAGAAGCTAAAGCTAAACCTTTTGGAGGTTTTGCCGAAAGAAGATCTAAGTAATGTACGAACAAACTTTATACAAGGTAATAAATCCTATAAAGCCTCACGTAGTTAAAAAAATAAATAGATCAAAAAAGTGGGAGTACGGTTACAATAAAGAATACGATGTTATTGTAATTAGTAGAACAGGTCAGATTGGTGAAATATACGAAATACAAAATTTAAAAATAGCTTTACCAAAAGAAAAAGATGTTTTTAATAAAACTGATAAATGGCAAGCTCAAGAATACCCTAAAGAGTTAAAAAGAATAAAAACAGTATTTGATTGGAAACAATATCCAGAAGAGTTTAAAGAAAAATGGTATGCGTATATTGATAAAGAATTTACCAAACGCCACGAAGGTTATTGGTTCACTAATAAAGGTAAAGCTACTTATATTACTGGTACTCATTATATGTACTTGCAGTGGTCCAAAATTGATGTTGGGCAACCAGATTTTAGGGAAGCAAACAGATTATTCTTTATATTCTGGGAAGCTTGCAAAGCCGATAGAAGATGTTATGGAATGTGCTACCTCAAAAACAGACGGTCTGGTTTTTCATTCATGGCATCAGGCGAAGCTGTCAACCTTGCCACTATCTCTAGTGATGCTAGATACGGTGTCTTATCAAAGTCTGGGGCTGATGCAAAGAAAATGTTTACCGATAAAATTGTACCAATTTCCGTCAACTACCCTTTTTTCTTCAAGCCGATTCAAGACGGTATGGATCGACCAAAAACAGAACTTGCTTATAGAGTTCCCGCTAGTAGGTTTACAAGAAGAAAACTAGATACTAACGAACAGTTAGAAGAATTAGAAGGTTTAGATACAACTATTGACTGGAAAAACACTGGAGATAATAGTTACGATGGTGAAAAATTAAAACTACTTGTACACGATGAATCTGGTAAGTGGGAAAGACCTGACAATATATTAAATAACTGGAGGGTTACAAAAACTTGTTTACGTTTGGGTTCTAGAATTATTGGTAAGTGTATGATGGGTTCAACATCAAACGCTTTAGATAAAGGAGGTAGAAATTATAAAAAAATATACGATGATTCAGACGTTACCAGAAGAAACCGCAATGGGCAGACTAGCTCGGGATTATATAGCTTGTTCATACCTATGGAGTGGAAT